CATTCTGAAACAGGAAAAAGAAAATACAAGAAAAAGTATAAAATGCTTGAATATGTTGCTTATGCTAAACGCAAAGCGATGTTAAAATACTCTTGGGACGATTGCATGAGGGATCAAATAAAACAATATGGCAACAAGGAAACTGCTCAAAAAGTCTGTTCTGCTATTAAAAACAAGACTGTTAGAAGATAACAAAATAAACAATACTAATCCTTTTATATATATTACTGTTATGGGAACACTAGAAAAAATCTTAAATATCTTAAAAATGAAAAACGAAGTAAAATCTTATTCTGTTAAATTCTATGCAGAAATGGTGCTTGAAGATGGGCGTGTTATAGCTACAGAGGACGATCAATTTATGATCGGATCAAAAGTATTTGCAATTTCTGATGATGGAAACGCAGAACCTATCGCTTCAGGATCTTATACAATGAAAAACGGAAGCAAAATCACTATTGATGAAAATTCTAAAATTCTTGACTTAGGAGAAGAAAAAGAAGCAGAAGATGTTGAAGCTTCAGAAGAAGAATTATCTGAAGAAGTAAAAGAAGAATTTGATGAGCCAGGAGAAACACCTGCTGAAAAGGCAGATTGGGCAAAGACTTATGAAGAATTGAAAGATCGTGTTGCTGAATTAGAGGAAAAAGTTTTTGGCAAAAGAGCAGAAGAAGAAACAGAAGAACTTTCAGAAGAAGTAAAAGAAGAAGAAAAAACAGAAATGAGTTCAGAAGATATTATTGGTGAACTAACAACAGAGGTTGAAGAACTTAAAAACAAAATAGTTGAATTGTCAAATGAACCTGCTGAAGAAGGAATTTCATATTCTCCTGAAGGCATGAGAAATGCGACTGCGACTATTGATTTAGCGAAACTGTCTGCTAAACAAAGGACAGCATATTACATTAACAATAAATAAATTTTAAAAATGGGAAAATTAAACAAAAAATATGACTTTGATATCACAGTCAATCCTGCTACAACATATGCAGGTTCTCAAGCTTTGCCATATGTTACAGCAGTAGTTAAATCAAATGACACTATTGCAAAAGGATATGTGCGACAAATGGACGGACTTTCAGGAAGTAAGGCCGTTATAAGCAGTCTAGTAACAACTGATCCAATCGTAGGTGCTTCGGGTGCGTGTTCTTTCAGCGACGCAGGAACAACAACGCTTGGCGAAAGAGTTTTAACGCTAACTGATTTAAAAGTAAATCGTGAGGTTTGCCGAGCAACAGTGTGGCCAACATGGGTTGGTGAAAATATGAAGCGAGAATCTAGCGAAGGATTACCAAATTCTTTTTCTGATTTCTTGTTAGAAGTTGTTGCAAATCAAGCTTCTGCTCAAATAGAAAACGCTATGTGGGTTGCAGATACAGGTGGCATATTTGGTGCAGGTTTTGTATCTAATGATGGCCAATTTGACCAATTAGGATTAGACGCTTCTGCTTGTGCTGATTTTACGCAAGTAACAATGAACTCGGGAACAGCAACTGATAACACAAATATAGACGATGCGTTAGCTGATGTTTATGCTTCTGTTACAGGATCACATCCTGGCCTTGAATTTAGAGAAGGATTTGGATTCTATATGAATAATAAAATGTTTAGCTTCTATGCTCAATACTTAGCAGGTGTTGGAACAGGACAAGGAATCAATTCTTTAGGTTTAACGCTTAATCCTGACACATTAAGCTATTTAGGACACCCAATATACAGATGTCCAGGAATGCCAGATGACTGCATTGTTGCAACATACATTGACAATTTAGTCGTAGGATCTTCACTTGGAACTGATCTAGTTGAAGCAAAAATTATTCCAACATATTTATATGATGGTTCTGACAATGTTAGAGTTGTTATGAATTTCGGCTTCGGTGTTCAGACAGGCATTGGAACTGATGGCGTTGTTGGTTGCACATTCTAAATGATACTTTAAATGGGTGCTTGAAATATAGCACCCTTTTATTAACCTTTTAATAAAATAATAACATGGCTTGTAATTTAACAGCAGGAAGATTAGTAGATTGTAAAGACCAAATTGGTGGTCTTATAGCGGTTTATTTTGTTGACACTTATGCCAATAACATTGAAGCTAGTGCGACCATTGCTAACCTTGAAATGACAACAGGGGGGTTTACAGATTGGTCTAGCTACGGAACAACAACAGGATCAACGCAGACTTTATTCAAATATGATCTTAGACCAAATCTAAGTTCTATGACAATAAACACAAATGGCGATCCTGCAACAGGAACATCATTCTGGACACAGACATTGTCATTAACGCTTCAAAAGTTAAATCATGACACAGCGAATGAATTAAAACTAATAACATACAATAGGGCGCAAATCTTTGTAGAAGACAGCAACCATAATTGTTTCTTATTAGGCATGGAAAATGGCTGTGATATGACAGGTGGAACGATTGTAACAGGTGCAGCAAAAGGTGATTTAAGTGGATATACATGGGAATTTACAGCAGAAGAACGCTATCCTGTTATTCAGTTAGCACCATCAGCAGGTGTTGCAACAACAAAAGCACCATTTGATGGACTGTATGATGAAGATGACATAAGTATTGTTTCAGGAACTTAATTGCTAATCTAATCAACAAATTAAAGGGACAAAACAGTCCCTTTTTTTGTTTCTAAAAAAACGAATTAGTAACTTTTATATTTATATTAAAATACTATGGCTTGGAAATTGAAAAAAGAATGGGAAAACAAACAAATTGATTCAATCAATATCCCATTAAATGAATTGACACAAAAACAAATTTTGGCACTTAGAGAAGGTATTAGAAACAATTTATTCATAGAAGAAAAACCAAAAAAGAAAAAGGAGAATGAAGATAAAAAGTCAGTATAAAGACACACCTTTGCTTAAGGTTATAGAACACTATAGAGCTTTAAGTGATGAACAGAAAGATGAACTGAACAACAAAGAAAAGGAACTACTAACTTATTATGAAAATCATATATGTATCAAATAGAATTAACAGATCCAACATCTAACTTTGTTTGGGCTAGTTTTTTTGCTGATGTAAAGGACAAAATAACAACGCCAATAACCTATCTTTCAGAAGTTAGTCAATTTTTGGCTACACCTTATTTTTTAATAGAGTATAAGAGCCAATTAACAGGGAAAATAAAAAGATTTAATCCTTTTGGTGTTCTTGGTCGGCTTGGGGGTGTAACGCATGATGATAGATATTTATACTTTTTGTCAAAGGTATCTCTAACAGAGGCAGATGATGTTGCTAACGGTCTTATCAAAGTTGGCACAACGGATATGCCTTATGGCATGTATGATTTTAAAATATATGAAATGGAAACCGCAGGTGATTATGATCCAGACAATGCCTTAGCCACCCTATTTAGTGGTTTAATGAATTTGTCAGCAAGGGGTGATTATAAGCAATCTGTTGAATATACAGAATATAATGATAACGATTCTGACACAGAAAGCGTTTATTTAACTATTTAATTATGAATTTAAATTTAGTCAAATTATCACATTATAACATTCCACATTTAGTTGAAAAGACTAACCAAGATTGGATTAGTTTTGGAGAAAACAATTTATATCCCAATTATTTATTAGAACTGTTTTTGGGTTCTGCTATAAATGGTGCATTAATAAAATCTATTGGTGCAATGATTTATGGCGAAGGATTAGAAGCAACAAATGCTGATGAAAACACAGACACAAAAGAATCATATTTAAGATTGACTGAATTATTACACAATTCTGATGATGATGTATTAAAAGACCTAGCAATGGATTTAAAGCTATTTGGTGGGTGTTATGTTAACGTAATTTGGAGTCGTGATCGTAGTCGCATAGCTAAACTTAAACATATCCCTGCTCAATATATACGTTCAGGCAAAATGATTGATGGCGAAATAGACACATATTATTATAGTGCTGATTGGTCAAAGTATAAAAAATCTGAATATAGGCCTAGAGCATATTCTGCATTTAACACAGAAGATAGAACACAGGCAAGTCAAATCTTAATGATAAGAGATAAAAACCCTGCTTTATTTTATGGCTTTGCACCTGATTATGTTGCTGCTACTGATTGGATTCAAATGGAACTAGAAATAGCACAATTTCACTTATCAAATATAACAAGTGGAATGACACCATCTATGCACGTTGGATTTTCTAATGGCGTTCCAACAGAAGAAGAACGCAGAACAATAGAAAGGCAATTAAACCAAAAATTTGCAGGATCAGGAAATGCAGGAAAAATACTTATCACTTTTAATGATGGAAAAGAAACAGCACCTATCATTGAACCAATCCAAATGAATGACGCACAATCTGCTTGGGAAGGTATGTCAAAACAAGCTGTAAATCAGATTTTAGCAGGTCATAGGGTTACAAGTCCAATTTTATTTGGAATACGATCAGAAGGTGGTGGTTTAGGTAATAATGCTGATGAATTAAGGGACGCATACAGTTTATTTAATAACACTGTTATAATCCCATTCCAGAACACACTTTTAAGGGGTTTAAACAAGATTTTCAAAGTAAATGATATAAACCTTGATTTATACTTTAAAACGCTTAAACCTGCTGATTTCATTGATTTAGAAG